ATGACGCTCGCCTCTCGGCTCGCACTCTCCTCCTCGCTCGCGCTCATCCTCGCGGCTCCCGCTTTCGCCGAAGACGCGGCCGACGCCGACTATCACCAGACGCCCACCAACGACATCATCGTTTCCGCCCCAATCCAGCGCGACCGGATGGACGTGCTCGCCAACAGCGTCGCCATCAGCGGTGAAAAGCTTCTGAGCATGGTGCGGCCGACGATCGGCGAAACGCTGCAGCACACCGCCGGTGTCTCGGCCAGTTCGTTCGGCCCCAACGCGTCGCGCCCCATCCTGCGCGGCCTTTCGGGTAGCCGCGCGCCGGTGCTGACCGACGGCATCGGATCGATCGACGTGTCGAACACCAGCGCGGACCACGCCGTCGTTATCGATCCGCTGCTCGCCGATCGTATCGAGGTGGTTCGCGGGCCTGAAGCGCTGCTCTACGATTCCGCCCCACTCGGCGGTGTCGTCAACGTCTCGGACAAGCGTATCCCGCGCGCCATTCCCGACGAAGCCTTCCATGCCGATTTCACCGGGGGCTATGGCACCGCCGCGAATGAGCGGACGATCGGCGGCGCGATCGACGCTCCGGTCGGCGGCGGCTTCGTCGTCCATGCCGATGGCAGCTATCTGAAGACCGGCGATCTCGACATTGGCGGGCATGTGTTGAGCCGTTCGGCCCGTGCCGACGCGCTTGCGTCTGCCGCGCTTCCCGCCGATCCGGATGCCGATCCGGAGATCGATTTCGGTGCCAATGCTGCCTTGAAGGACAAGCTGCCGAACAGCGCCGCCAAAACCTGGACCGCCGGCGCCGGCGTCGCCTATATCGGTGACCGTGGCAGCTTCGGCATCTCCTACGGCCATTATGACAGCCTTTATGGCATCCCCGCCCGTTACGCGGTGGTGCCGGGCGAGGGACAGGAGGCGCCGCGCCTCGACGTCCTCCAAAACCGCGTCGACGCGCGCGCCGAGATTGAAACCGGCGGCGATCTGCTCAAATCGATACGCATCCGCACCGGTTATGCGCATTATCGCCATTTCGAGCTCGAGGAAGACGGCGCGATCGGTACCGCCTTCTACAATGACGGGTTCGAAGGTCGCATCGATGTCGTCCAGGCCGATCGCGGCGCCTGGCGCGGATCGACCGGCGCGCAGATCACCGTGCGCGATTTCAACGTGATCGGCGAAGAGGCATTCCTGCCCAAGAGCCAGACCGACAAGCTCGCCTTCTTCACGCTGCAGCAGCTCGATTATGGCGCGTTCAAGGTCGAAGGCGCTTTACGCTACGAACGTGCCAATTCGTCGGCGAGCCCGCTGGATAACCAGAGCCAGTTCTTCTCCGGCAAACGCAGCTTTGATTCCTTTTCGGGGTCGCTCGGCGCCTCTTACGGCTTTGATGACAATTGGCGCGCGGGCGTGAACGTGATGCGCACCGAGCGCGCGCCCACGCCCGAGGAACTGTTCGCCAACGGCCCTCACGCGGGCACCGAAGCGTTCGAGATCGGCGATCCCGCCTTCGACACCGAACGCGCCTGGGGCGTCGAAGCGGTGCTGCACGGCAAGGGGCCGGGCTTCACCGTCCACGCCTCAGCCTATCACAATTGGTATGACAGCTTCATCTACGACATCCGCACCGGCGCGCTCGAAGATGGCCTGCCCGTCTATCTCAACCAGCAGGGCAAGGCGCGCTTCTACGGCTTCGAAGCCGAAGGCACGCTCGATATCGCCACGATCGGCGACTACACGATCCGCGCAGACGCGCTGGGCGACTATATCCACGCGAACATCAAAAGCGTCGGCCCCGCCCCCCGCATCCCACCGCTTCGCCTGCTTGGCGGACTCGGCGTCGAAAGCGACCGGATCGACGGTCGTGTCGAGGTCGAATGGGTCGACAAGGCGCAGCGGCTTGCGGTGAACGAAAGCCCGACCGACAGCTATACTCTGGTCAACGCTTCGCTGACCTTCCACCCCTTCACGGGCGACAAGACGACCAGCATCATCCTGTCGGCGAACAACATCTTCGACGTAAATGCCCGCCGTCACGCAAGCTTCCTGAAGGATTTCGCTCCGCTCGCCGGTCGCGACTTCCGCATCGCGACGCGCTTCTCGCTCTAAGACGGACTATCGTCCCCGGTGAAAGCCGGGGACGCTTGCCAGCGGGCGCGATCCTCCGCTAATCGCCGGGACGCTGGTTGGGGCCTGTAGCTCAATGGTTAGAGCTGGCCGCTCATAACGGCTAGGTTGCGGGTTCGAGTCCTGCCGGGCCCACCAGTGTTTCCCCTCATAGCTTCCATAAAGCGTCGCAAACCTCAATTTTTCGGAGGTTTTGGCAATGTCGCTCTTCCACTAGTTCTCATTTTCGCCGAGACATCTCGGGCCGGGCGGGGGCAGCTTTGGGGGCACTGGGGACTTGATGTCCTTCGGATGCCCCCATATCATCGTGACATGCTGACAGATGCCCAGATCGCCGAGGCCGCTCCAACGGACCGCGCCTACAAGATGGCCGATTCGAATGGCCTCTACCTGTACATCACGAGGGCCGGCGCGAAATCGTGGCGGCTGAAGTACCGGTTTGGGGGCCACGAGCAGCGGCTGACGTTCGGTCTTTACCCCGAGATCACCGTCGAACGCGCGCGCGAGCTACGGGACCAGGCTCGACTATTGCTGAAGGCGAAGCAAGATCCTCGCCGCGCTCTAGAGGTGGTCGCTCAGCGGGATGCCGCCTTCTTTCTGCTCACCCCGCCTGAGACCGAGGGGACGCCTAATGTGTATTTCGTCAGGCAGGCGTCGGGGCTCATCAAGATCGGAGTGACCAGGAACCTGCCGGCGCGGCTGGCGCAGTTGCAGCTTGGGGGCGATCGGCCTTTGGAGCTCATGGGTGTGCTTAGCGGCGGATTCGCGACAGAGGGCATGCTCCACCGCCTTTTCGCCGAGAGCGCGGTCGGTGGCGAATGGTTCACGCCATCACCTCGCCTGCTCGAGTTCATAGAAGAGAACATCGAGGTGGCCGGATGACACTGACCGCCACCGAAGCGCGAGCCGCGAAGGCTCGTGCAAAGGATTACAAGCTCGCAGATTCGGGCGGGCTCTACCTCTTCATCACCACGAAGGGTGCGAAGTCGTGGCGGTTCAAATACCGTTTCGCAGGCAAGGAAAAGCGGCTGACCTTCGGCCTGTTTCCCGAAGTCTCGCTGAGCGCCGCGCGCGATCGCCGCGACGACGCCCGCGCCATCCTGCGCGAAAACAAAGACCCAGCCGTTGAGGCCGAACGGCGCAAGCTCGCCGCTATTGCGGCGGCGGGCGCGACCTTCAAGGCGGTGGCCGAAGATTGGCAGCGCGACGAAGCCCCCGGCTGGTCGCCCAGCCACACGGCCCGCGTCCGCTTTAGGCTCGAGCGTGACCTATATCCCGCCCTCGGTAAGATGCCCATTGCCGACATCACCGGCCCGATGGTGTTGCGCGAGCTGCGCAAGATCGAGAAGCGCGGATCGATCGAGACTGCAAAGCGGGTGAAGGGATACGTCGTCGCGATATTCAAGCGCGCCAAAGGCGAGCACCTGGTCGGCGCGGACGCGGTTCTCGGGATCTCGGAAATCGGCGACGCGCTCAAGCCGACCCCGGCAGGGTCCAAGCAGCCCTCGCTGACGAAGATCGAGGATCTGATCGAACTGCAGCGCGCGGTGGACAGGTCGACGGCCGGCATCACCACGAAGCTTGCCTCGCGCCTGATCGCACTCACCGTCGTTCGCGTCGGCGTTCTGCGCACCGCGACATGGGATGAGTTCGAGGGTATCGACTGGGACGATCCTGACGCCCCTGCCCCGGATGCCATGTGGCGCATCTCCGCTAGCAGGATGAAGCTGGACGTCGAGGACAAGGGGAACGAGGCGTTTGGGCATGAGGTGCCCCTGTCCACCCAGGCGGTGGCGCTGCTGCGCCAGTTGCGATCGATCACCGGCAACCGACCGTTCCTGTTCCCTGGCGGCAAGAGCTGGCGCGAGCCGTTGAGCGATTCTGCCATCAGTTCGCTCTACAAGCGGATGGCCGGCGGTGCTTACAAGGGGCGGATGGTGCCACACGGCTGGCGATCTGCCTTCTCGACAGTCATGAACGAGCGCGCCGCTGAGTTGAGCCGCGATGGCGATCGCATGTTGATCGACATGATGCTGGCGCATGTACCGCAGGGGATGTCGGCATCGGAGTGGGCCTATAACCGCGCACGTTACCTGAAGCCGCGTCGCGAGCTGGGGCAGGCTTGGGCCGATCTGCTGGCAAACTAGAAGTCCGCTATTCGACTTGTTCAGACCCACGGTCGCGCACGATTTCAGGATCCGGCCGCTGAAGCCTGTCCGTGAAATAATAGAGGCCGACCAGCGTCGCAGTGAAGACATGGCAAAGCCAAAAATTATACATAAGTAGGAACAGGCCAGCCGCCGGACGATGAAATACCGGCATGATGAGGAGCCTAGCTCCCGGGGCGATCAGATTCGCCAGAAGGCCGGCCACATACAACGCGAAACACGAAAACGCCAAGTACCCAAAGAGTAGGCATAAAAATCGGCGGCGCTCAATCGGGTCGATACCACGCCCGAACGTCACGGGCGGGTATCCGGCAAGAGGCTGAGACAACGCTTTTCCAGCCGTCGTCGACACCAACGTTAAAGCCGTGACAAAGAAGCCGCCGAGAATAGCGTAGAGGTTCTGGAGCCCCGCCAAGAAACCGGAACCGCCAAAAACTGGACCGACCTTGGGCCAAAAAAGCAGTATGCTGGTGAGCACGATCGTGCCGACGCCTGGCAAGATCTTGTCCCACCATGTTTTCGTCGGGTGACGCACCCTCCAATAGCGCAATGGCGCCAACAGCATTTCCGGTCTCCAACGCTAGGCGTACTGGTCGATCATGGCAGCGACGAACTCATCGCTGATTTGGTCACAGCACTCTGGCAATCCGTTCTCTATATGTACCATCTCGCGGTGCGCGAACATAGCGGTACCTAAATCTGCAAGATCCGTGCGCATCTCAGCGGACCCTCCGCGCTTTTCGCCCGGCAGTCGCCAGCTGACCCTCATGTGTCCATAGCCGTTTGCGGAAGCCACGTCTTTCAAATCGTGTAGCGCCTCCGTGAATGTTCTCCCCGGGGCGGGTTTGACCTTTACCGTGAGCATATGCTGCCGCACCGAAAACTGCGGATTCTCGTCAAAAGCCGGCACGCGCCGCGTGTCGAACAGCGTCACGGGGAGAAACGCGCCGTGCTCCAGCGCGCGGGCCAGATCTTGAGACTGCCGAGGATTGACCTCGACAATAGCAGCAAAGTTATTCCAACGGCCCGTGTCCGGATTAAGGAAGCGCTCGCCTCTATCCTTTGATATTTGACGCAGCGCGCGATTGAGCAAGCGCGTGACCGGGGTGCGACCGATACCTCGAACCTCTTCGAGCAGCATCCTATACCGATCGGGCCTATCATCGTCCGGACTTAGGCGGACCAAACAATGGGCGCTGTACCCTTTGACTTCGCCATCCTCTTTCTCCGGCGAGCGGGCACCACCCAAATCGAAATGCAGAAACGCCGGGTCAGCGCCCCGCTTGTTGCCTAACGTAATCACCATCGCCAGGGCCTCGGTCCCATCGGCCAAGTTAACCTTACGTGCCTGGGCTATGCGTGTGACACGGCTTTCATGCTCGAATACCCGCTTCGCCTCACCCCGGCCCACTAAATGAATAAGATCGTCGATGTAGTCGGCTAATATCGGCTGAGGAGCGCTGGCGTGGTCGGCTCGAAACTCAAAATCACAAAATAGGCACCAGCGATCAAACGTATCCACGAATCGAGTCCCCCCAGTTGTCGCCGGGAAGTTACTCCATCAGTTGGACATCAAACAAATAGGTCGAACTACGAGACGGTATATGCGCTCAACCGATAATTGGCGGGGCTCGCAACAAACTCGTCAATGTCGCTCTCGTACCAGCCCACCGCCCTCCCCCCAAGCGGCTCACGCTTCGGGAACGTGCCAGCGGCCTCGCGGCGGTACATCGTCGGCACGGACAGCCCCGTGCGCTGCTGAACCTCGCGAGCGCGGAGGATGCGGTCTTTTCGCCGATCTTTCGGCGGCAGTTCCGTGGTCATCGGGAAAGCCTTGCGATTTGGATGGCAATCTCGGCGAGTGCCATCGTCAGCCAGAATATTGCGAGGGTCAGGAGGGTGAGCTGGCGGGTCACAGGCTGGGTCCGTCCAGATCACACCAGAGGCCGATTGACAGCACCATCCGTCGACCAATCCAGATACCCAACCAGACGCTGGGGCGGCAGCCTGCAATCTCGGCGATCACTCGGACTTCTCCGGACGCGCGCCGCCGAGCAGCAGGATCAATCCGTCGATCACCGCTTCCGCCTGGCCAAACTCGTGCGGCTCAACCGGCACCTCGCCGTAAAAACCGAATGCGGGATACATCGAGCCAAGGTTATAACGGGCGATCGCGTGGCCGCCGGATAGGATCGCAGCACGCCGCACACCATCCTCAGCGACGGTAGCCGCCCGCGCCTCGGCTGACACAAGCGCCGCTCGCTCAACCTGAAGTGCAGCGCGAAGCGCCGCGATCTCCTTATCGCGCTCGCGTGCGCGCTCGGCGCCTTCGAAACCGACAATGATGAGCGAGGCTAGCACCGTGCCAGCAACGACGTTGGCAGTGAGCAGCCCAGCCCACCAAGATACAAAGCTGAGCCACGCCACAAGCGCGATCGCTGGCCACCAGTCGCGAATGACTTTCATCGGTCTTGGCCTTTCGTGATTGGCACACCCGAGCGCGCTTCGCGGCGCGGTACCCGGATATTGGCAATGCGATCGGCGGCTTGATGAAGCCTGCGCACGTCCTGAGACGGCGACAGTCCTTCACGCACCTGCTCGGCTGAACGTCGATCGTGCTGCTCGGCGAGATCGAGGACGGCCGTTCGTGCCAGCTCGCGCGCCGATTTGAAGCCGTGCCCATACGGATCGGTCATCAGGCCTCTCCCGCTGGCTGCGCCATGATGTTCGCGCCAATCAAATCCGCGACCTCTGAGCGCGTCTGCACATCCGCCGCGAGCAGCTGAGCCTCGAGGTGCTTAATCCTCGCGCAGAGCAGCGCGACATAGACAGCCGGCACGATGGCATCGGGACCAACCTTGCCCAAGGTCTGATAGTAACCGTCGGTCTCGGCTGGCGGCAGCGGGGGCAGCATCGCCTCGACATGCGCGACCAGTCCGACGGGCCAAGGGTTCGGAGTTTCCTCGGGACGCGGACATCCGCGCGTCACGCGCAACAGCATCGCGCCGACGCCGAGCAGGATCACCGCCTCGTCGCGTGAGACGCGATCGGCAATGCCGGCGACGGCTTCGGCCAAAGTTTCCATGCCATCTACACCAGTCATGGTGGTGGGAATTTCGCGCTCGATCTGCGCCATCGTGATGAGGTTCGCGACAGCTGAGCCCACGTTTACAGGCCGCAGAGCGGATGGCAGCGATATGATGTTGTCGTTCATTTCTCGGTACCCTCGTGCTGAGTTTTGATCATGCCGCCCGCCTCTGAGGCTGGGTCTCGGCTTGCCGCCGCCGCGTGACGTTCTGTTCCCGCTCGGCCATCTGCTCCGGCGTCAGGAAGTGTAGGTAGTTTTTGGCGCCACCCTTCGACATGCCGAGGCTCCGGTCGATGTCGCAAAGGCGATCGCCGTCGACGAGCATCTCAAGTGCGATGCGACGGCGCTCCAATATGATGACGGATTCCGCGCGCGTGCGCCCAGGCACGCAGTCGGCGGGCCAACTCTTGGCGTAGCTGTCGGCGCAGCCATACGGGTGAAATCTGTCCTTGCCGCAGCCGCACTGCGGATGCGTGCCGTTGAGCTTCATGATGGCAAGAAACGGCGCAGCTTCACGTCGGACAACATCAAGTCGCAGGCCCAGGATCGCGCAGATATCGCGAAAACTGCCTACGCTCGGGAGCAGCTCGACCAGCTGGGCCAACTTGTCCGGCGTGATGTAATAGGCTTCGCCCGTCCTAGTGCCTGGCCGGCTCATTTGACGATCCTCAGCGCCGGGGCAACCGGTAGGTCTTCCCCATCCTCATCGGCGAGCATCAGAGATTGCATCGCTTCAGCCGTGAGGCTGGGGAGCGGGGTAAGCCCCTTCTCGGGGCCCGCCTTCCCCAGCGTGATGACAGAGCCAACCTTCACCTTGAGAGGTCGCCGCGCGATCGCCGGCCCGAGCCCGAGAAACTCGCCCCGGCTCAAGTTTCGGATGTCCTCGGCTTGCGCTCGCTGTAAGCCGAGCAGATCCGCGGCGCGGGCGATGTCGATATCTAAGAAGGTCCGGCCGAGTAGGAAGTTAGACGCCTCCGCTGCGACGTTCTTGTGCAGTTTCGACAGTCGCTGGGTAGCAATGATCCCCGCAAGCCCACGCTTGCGGCCCCTGCACATCAAATTGGCAACCGCCTGCTGGCTGCTCTTGCGAGTTTCCTTATCCTCCCCATTGTCGCCGGCCGGGGCGTACAAATGCGCCTCGTCGATCGCGACGATGATCGGATGCCAATGCTCAGGCGGCGCATCGAACAGGCCTGACAGAAACGCCGAGACAGCATCCATCTGCTGCTCGATCTCTATTCCTTCCAGGCTCAGGACGATTGAGCCGCGCAGGTGCCGGGCCTTGGCCGCGATCCCGCATAGGCGGCTGGCTGCAAAATCCTTTGCGTTGATCACCGTGTGTCCGAAGGCGTCGCCGAAGCTGACGAAATCGCCCTCCGGATCGATAATGACCTGCTGCACGATCCCAGCGCACTCTTCGAGCAGCCGCCGTAGAAGGTGGCTTTTGCCGCTCCCGCTGTTGCCTTGAATCAGGAGCCGGGTAGTCAGCAATTCTTCGAGATCAACAAACACCGGCCTGTCCACGTGAATGCCGATCTCAAGCGCATTGTCGCCCGTCGGCTGGACCGGCGCCACGTAATCCGCTTGCGCCTGAGCGGGGGTGATCAGCCGCGGCTCTGCGGCAGGGGGGGCATCGCCTTTGCGAGCCGCGGCTGATCCGGCGCGCGGGGGAGAGACGCGCCGTACTGGTGATGTGTATTGCTCCTCTTGTGCGCGGGCCTTCGCTGCCGCCGAGAGGTTCTCGGGCAGTCCAGCCTCTCGCCGCCACGCGATTATGTTATTCACGGACGTGTTGTTTGCATCCGCGATCTCGCGATCGGTCTGACCCGCACCGTGTAGCGCGAGCGCAAGCATCTTCTGGGTTTCCCCAAAGAAGGTGGTTCGCTGGTGCAGCATTATTCTGCCTCCGCTTCTGCGTAGGCCTCGGCCAGCGCCTTCATCATAGCTTCCGCGCGCTCTTGACCGCTTTCGGCGCCATCGACGGCCTCTTTCCATCCGGGGATGCCGACCTCGGCGAGAACGGTCTCCATCAAGGCGCTGTCAATCGGGTTGCCTGCCTTGGAGCGCTCCTGAACAATCGAGCAGAGGCCCTCGAAGACGGCCCCCACCCCGGTTAGGACGAGCCCTTCGAATGCCCGAGCGATCATGCCGAGAACCTGCTCGACGACCGGCTTTCCGTGGCTGTGAAGCGCCCGCGTGATTGCGGTTACGAACACCACTTCGCCCGGCTTCCAATATTGCCACGCTTGAATCCGGCCGACGGCGAGACCGGCGGCGGTGACCACCTCGTTCACGGCCACGGCCTTAGTGTCTCCGGCGATCACGGCGGCGTGGAAGTCGTCCAACTTGCTCATCGTGCGCCGACTGCGGTTCGCCTGGACGAAGAGTTCCGCCTCGCCGCGCGGATCGTCGAAATCGAACACGACGACCGGAATATCTCTGATGTCGCCGCGAAGACGAGCCGCCTCCAGCCGATGCTGCCCATCGATCACGTAGAGGCTTCCCTGACGTCGGGAGACGATCAAAGGCAGGCAGAGCCGCCAGTCCCAGTTCTCAGCGATCTTGACGATGAGCTTCTGCGAAGCCCCACCCTCGATCGAGCGCTGGTAACTGTCATCCACCATCAGCTGGTCGACCAGAGCGAACTGCGGCGCCGGGGGTGATCCAATCATCGCCTTCAGCTTAAGCGGCTTGTCGCCCGATGCCTTAGCGAGCGGCGCCTGCTTTTCTTCGCGTCGACGCTCGCGTTCGGCCTCCGCGCGATTGGCGAGGTTCGCGACCACCTCATTGTCTTCACCGGCCGCAGCCGCTAGCTTCTCCTGGACCAGCTTGGGCGGGCAGGCGAAAACCTGTTCCCCGAACTCGAACACGGCGTATCCCGCCTCAACCTTTACCACGCCGTCAGATGCTTCGATCTCGAAGCTGCCATCGGTGGCGACATCGGCCGTCGTCATGCGCTCAAGGATCCAGTCAGGAACCTCTTTGCCCGTGACGCATATCCAGATTTTCGATGGTGCGTTCGTCATGCCGCGCTCCTGCCGAAAGGAACGACGACCGGATCCTTCTGCTCACCGCCATTTGGTCCTGATCCGCCAGCGGGGGTGAACCGACCGCAGGAGCGACTGGCGTGCACCTTGGGAAAGACGCTGACCGGAAACCACGCGCTGGGCATGGCTACGGGCGGCTCGGCAGTGCAGACGCCAGTGTCGGGAGTGGCCTGCGGATCGATGATCGCCGAAGCGAGCTGTGCGCCGGCCTGATCGAAGAAGGCGCAGTTGGCACACTTCACCTCGGAATGCTGAGGATTGCCCATTAGATGCCCCCGATTTCTGCCGAATGCATGTTGATCAGGGCCACGGCGCGACGCACCTCACCGCCCTGCAAGTCAACCAGGCAGTGCAAATGCAGCGCGTCCTCGACAGCCGTCATGAAGCCACCGCGTTCGATTGCCTCTTGAAGAGAGGCGATCCGGCGGATGTGGAGCGCGAGTGCGTCCGAATACTTGATCAAATCGGTAAGGGGCTTCGGCGGCGAGGCCGCCAATTCAGCCATGCTTCCCCGGCTGATTGGGGGTTTTGGTGCGTCACCGGCCACTGCGGCCTCCCTGCGTTCGAGGAGCAGGGCCGATCCGCGGAGGCTGCCGTCAGGCGAGCACGCATTTCCTTTCCCTGCGCATCGGCGTCTTCGGCCCGGGGGCGATCAACCGATACGCATAAGGCTAGCCTGAGCGGCTAAACAGTCAACAGTGATTTTCGCCGCTCAGGCATATTACAGTGCCGCGATGCTGTAGATGACACGTCCGATGACGGTGAAAGGGACTTTTCCCAACGGGATCGGCTTGTGATCAGGGTTCGACGACACCGGCTCAAGTCGCATGGGATCGGCCCGAAACCGCTTAAAGGTCGCCTCATGCTCACTGTTCATGATCGCGTAAACCTTCCCGTCTCGTAGGTCGCCGTCCTCAGGATCGACCACGATGAGGCTGCCCGGCGGGGCAATAAGGTCCATGCTATCGCCTACCAGTTCGAGCGCGAAGGCAGATGAGCTTGTGCTGACCGGAACCGCCGCAAGTTCGGTGCTATCTAGCACAGCCTCCCGCCAATTGCCGGCGGCGATTTGGCCGATCAGCGGAATAGTGCGCAGCGGCTTCTGTCGGTCAAGTTGCTGATCAAGCACTTCACCAGGATCTACCCCAAGTGCGACGCAAATCTTGAAGATCCAATCGAGCGAGATGGTACGCATCGATTTTTCGATTTTCGCGAGCGTGGTGAAATGCACCACCTCGTTATTCTGCGCTGAAATCTTCGCAGCGAGCTGCTCTAGGGTGTAGCCTTTCTCAAGGCGAAGCTCGCGCAGCCGATGCCCAACAGCTTCGATTTGGTCCTTGATCAAATTCGCCTCCCGCCTAACTGCGCGCGACTTAGCCCAATAGGCCAAACAAAGAAAGGGGATAAACGCGAATTAGCCCCTTGCGCTAATAGCCCCTCAGGCTAATCTGTTGGCATGCAGCTTATGGCCTATCTAACCCGCGAAAACCTCACGTACTCCGAGTTCGCCCGTCGAACCGGCACGCCACACGCGAGGACCATTGAGAGAATAGCGAAGGGCGCGCGAAAGCCCGGCAATCGAATGATGCCGGCTATTATCGCCGCGACCAACGGCGAAGTGACGCCCAACGACTTTTACGATCTACCCCGACAGGCCTCCCCTGCTTCTATTGCCGCCGAGGCCTGACTGTGCCGGGGCGGGGAAACTCTCGGTCCGGCGATCGTCGCCGCGACCCGGCTGCTGACGCCGAGTTTCGACGGCTGGTCGAGGATGCAAAGGCGCGTCACGACATCAGCGCTGTGGTTGCGCGCAGCCGCAAGGTCGAGCGCGCCGGACGTGCAAAGCGGGCGGTCTGCGCGTTCCATCAGGAGCGCAGCCCGAGCATGCAGCTCTACGATAGCCAGGGTCGCTATCATTGCTTCGGATGCGGCGCCGACGGCGACATCGTCGAGTATGTGATGCATGTCGAGCGACTGGACTTCAAAGAAGCCCTTCGCTGGCTAGGCGCTGCCGACCTGCCCGTCGTTGATCCAGCCCAGCGGGCGATCGCAGCCGCTGAAGACGAGGTTGAGCGGGCCGAGGCGATCGCGGAGGCGCGCGCAATCTGGGACGCTGCCGGGCCAGCGGCTGGATCGCCAGCGGAGGTTTACGCCCGCTCGCGCGGGATCACGATGTCCCTGCCCGCGACAATCCGCTTTGGCCACTGCTACCGCTGGCGCGATCGAGAGACCGGCGAGGTCGGCCCCTCCCTGCCCGCCCTGATCGGTGGCGTTTCCGATGATCAGAACCGGCTGGTAGGTCTGCAGCGCATTTTCCTGCGCGACGGTGGGAAAGCGAAAGCCGCGATGAAGCGCGCTAAGCTGAGCCTTGGGCGGGTTCGTGGCGGTGCGCTGCGGCTCGGGCCGCCAGCCAATGAGATTATCGTCTGCGAAGGCCCGGAGGATGGGCTGACGCTGGCGCAGGAGATGCCCGGTCGATCGGTATGGGTCGCGCTCGGCACAGACATGATGCCAGCACTGATGTTGCCGCCGATTGTCCGGACCGTCGTGTTGGCGGGCGACAATGACGACGCCGGGCGCGCCGCGATCGACAAGGCGGCTCGTGCGCTGGGCGAGCGTGGCCTCGATGTGCGCACCATGTTTCCCCGCATCGGCTTCAAGGACTTCAACGACCAATTGCGGGGGATCCGCCAGTGAGCGTGTTCGCTGTGCGCGAAGCCGGATCGGCTGACCTGATCCTGAGCAACCCCGCCGCTGAGCAGAAAATAATCGGCCAGTTGCTCTATGATGACAGCTGGGCCGAGGTGATTGGCGACAAGGTCGATGATCGCGACTTTGCCGATCCATTGCTGGGACGCATCTTCGCCGTCGCCATGCGTGAGGTCGCGGAGCGCCGCCGGGTAAATCTGGTTCTGCTTGCACCGCTCTTCAAAGACGATGACGAGTTTCACGACGCGGGCGGTCAGCGGTATCTGCAGGATCTCACCCGAGATGCGATGACCGACCGGCTGGACGATGCGTATTGCTCGCAGGTCCGCTTGCTTGCCACCCAACGCCGCCTGATCGCATCGCTGCGCGAAACCATTCAAAGCGCATCGGTGCCGGGTGCCGACCTTCCCGCGATCGTGGCGAGCGCTGACAGCGCGCTCAGCGCGGCGATCGAGGCGCGTGACGACATCACCTTCCGCGACGGCAGCGATTGCATCGACGAGGTCATTGACGGCTTCGATCGCCAGATCGTCGGCGTCACCAGCGGCATCGTTGAGGGCATCGACCATCTGATCGGCGCTATCCGCCCCGGCTGGCTCGGTATCCTCGCCGCGCGCCCCGGCATGGGCAAGACAGCGACGATCGTGAGCTATTTGCGCGGCGCGGCGGCGCAGGGGCACCATGTCCTGCTCGCCAGCCTTGAGATGACGTGGGAGACGCTCGCCCTCCGCCTGATCGCTGACCACTGCCACAGCACGGGCCAGCCGGTGTCATTCGACGCGATCATGAACCGGCGGGTGCAGGATCATCATCGCCGCCAGATTCGCGCGATGCGCGACGAGATCGCCGCTCTGCCAATGAAAGTGATCGACAAGCGCTGCCACACGCTCGGTCAGCTGCGCCGCGCCATTCGGCGGCATAAGCGCCTTCTCGAAGTGCAGGGCAAGAAATTGGACCTGGTCGCCGTCGACTATCTCCAACTGCTTCGCCCCGATCACCGTGGCAATTCCGAGTTCGACGATGTCAGCGAGGTGAGCCGCACGCTGAAGCAGATGGCCGGTGAGGAAGATGTGGCAATCATCGCGCTGTCCCAGCTCAGTCGATCGGTCGAAAGCCGTGAGGACAAGCGCCCTCGCCTCTCTGATCTGCGCAGCAGCGGCCAGATCGAACAGGACGCCGACTTCGTGATCTTCCTGCTCAGCGAGGAATATTATCTCTCGAAGGAAGAGCCTCGCAGCGACGACCAGCACTATGACGCGTGGGCCTCGAAGATGGAGCGCGCTCGCGATCGGCTGGAGTTCAGCTGCGCGAAGTTCCGCCACGGAGCCGACGGTATCCACCACGGCAAGTTTTTCCGACGCTTCCAGGCGGTACGCTGATGGCACGCCTCTCGATCAACATGGAGCCCCTATGACCGGCTGGTATCGCATGCCCCGCGGGTGGATGGATCACCCCCTTTTCCAAGGCGAGGCATTTTGCAAGCGCACGGCTTTCCAGTGGATGGTCGAGCAGGCTGTATATCAGCCGACGACCATCGCGACGAAGGGAGGTGTGATCAATCTCCAGAGAGGCCAGTTCTCTCATTCAATCCGCTTCATGGCGGCCGCGTGGAGGTGGGATGAGAAGAGGGTGCGGCGCTTTCTCGATGCCGGTGCGGCGGCGGCAAAAATTGAGCGCGGCGAGGCCGCAGGCCAAACCGTAATAACTATCTGTAACTTCGACTATTATCAGCCCCTCCCGCGCGGCGGTGCCGCAGTAAACGGTGCGGCGGTGCCGGACGAGCGCCGCGGCGGCGCCGCAAAGAAGAAAGAAGGGAATGAAATAAAGAAAGAACCTCCCGCGCGCGAGCGCGCGACGGCGGGACTGGGTTATGCTTTCGATGGGCAGACCGTCCGGCTCAACCAGCGGGACTTCGACCAGTGGGCAGGCAGCTTTCACGCCATCGCCGATCTACGCGCTGAGTTGGCGTCGATCGACAGCTGGTGGCAGGCGCAACCCGAAGATAAGCGGCGCGGCTGGTTCCATGCCACCAGCCGGATGCTCAACGCCAAGCACCAAAAGGCGGTCAGTGAGCAGGCTGCCTCAACCGCCGCCAGCGATGAGGCGATCCGCCGGATGGACGACTGGGATCGGCGCAATCCGGATGCGGTCGACCGCTACGCCGAGATGACCCGGATGACCCGTGAGGCCGAGGCCTACTGGGACGCCGAGCTTGCGAGGACTAAGCATTGAGCCGGGTGCGATCATCGCTAGCGAGCTTCGCCCCGCTCAACCACCTCCCGGACCCTGCAAGGGCTCGGCAGGCGGCCCGCGCGGCGTGGCACGATGCTGGCCTGATCCTCATCAATCCCGAATGGCTGCCCGGCTGGGCGGATCGCAAACAGGCCGAGATCTTGGCCGAGAAATGTCACGGAAAGCGGAAGGTGACGAAGTGAGCGGCGAACGGAAGAAGGATATCATCGACGTTCGCGCCGGACTTTCCGAACGGACGCGGGCCGCGCTGGCTGGCGCGATCAGGCCCAAGAAGCAGGCCGACCGCCCCAAGCTGCCGCGTGCCGATCCGGCCGAGCCGACGCCAGAGCGCATGCGTCACTCCGAGTTTGTCCAGGCGCCGGTCTATGACATCCTGCCGGGCGGGCGGCGGACCATGATCGGAAAGGCTTGGCAGGTGCGCCCTCGGTTCCTCAGCATCGAGGGGCTTAGCCCCGCGCAGCTTCGCGCGCTGGCGATCTACCGCAAGGCGTTCGACGAGTCCGAGCGTTCGGAGGTCAAGAGCCAGCTCAACGTGGGGACCGGAGGCCGGTCGACGTTGTCCGGCGCGGATCTGGCGATCGCTCGGCTGGAGGGCATCGCCTTTGCCGACCTCGCCCTGCAGCGGATCGAAGCGAGGGTGAAGAACGAGCTTGCCGTGCTGCGGGCGGTGGCCTTGTTCGATCGAGACTTTACCGAAGTCGCTATCGAGCTTTTCGGAGGGCGCGAAATCCAGAAGATCGACGCACGGCGCAAGCCGGCCGTGACGCGGAACATCGTGGTCCCGAAATCTGGTAAGCATCGCACCGAGGCGAGGGATCGGTTCATGCGGGCGCTGGTCGATCTGGTGGCCGCGGTCAGCGCGCCAAAAGTGGTGGCCGCGCCGGCGGCCGAGTTCCTCACCGGCGCGATCGTGCCGATTGGCGTGGACGAGCAATTCCTTGATGAGCGGGGCTATATGCGGCCTTGGGAGGAGGTCCGCGACATCATCTTGGCTGCCATCCAAACCGTGGCCACGTGTGACCCAGATGGAGGGGCGAGCTAAACAGTGCTGCGTTAACATCAGCCTCTTGCGCGGGGGCACGAATTGAGGCACTTAGACCACAGTGCATTCGTGCGCTCAGAAAAACCCGCCCTTCCCCGGCGGGTTTTTTTGTTGGAGGAGCGGTTGATGCTGGCTTGGCTTCAAATCTACGCGATCGCCGCCGCTGCTTCGAGTTGCCTCTTGATGGCGATTGTAATCCGTCGTTCGATCGCGTCGGTGGATACTAGGCTAAGGCGCATCGACAGCTTGCTCGACCGGATGGACGATTTGAGCAGGTAGATCGTCTCATGAGAGACGTCTCCGCCGCCCCAGTGCTGATGCCTTGGGGTTCCCGCAGCGGCCGTTTCCGCGCCCATCTTGAACACTGACGAGCAGGTCCGCTCGGCGGCTTGGAAATTGATCAGGTCGTCGAACGTGCCGGTCCTCTCGGCAAGCATCGCCGAAAAGCCTTTCGCCCCGCGCGGGCGCTTGATCGACATGCGCGTCGAGCGCCACGCCGTGTCAGTCACGTTCCGCACCACAATGTTGAGCGCTATCCAGTCGTCATGTTCCACGGCCTGCCTCGGGGAGCATGTGACCACCGGAAACTCGGCTTGGCGCTGCCAACGGAATACGCGCCAAGCGATGATCGACGCAGCGGTAGCCGCGATCGCGCCCCACACACCGACGATTACCGCTGGCGATGTCCAACTGTCTGCCACTGCCACGTTCTCCCCTGCCCCTTCGGTTGATTAGGGTGGTCGAGCACTAAGACCAAGGGGGCTCGTATGGGCGAGCGTATCCGGGGCTCGGCTGGGGTCAAACTGCGTAAGCGCCGCTTGGCGCGCACGGGCGGCCTGTGTGAGCGATGCGAGGCGGCAGGTCGTGTCACCCTCGCCACCCGCGTCGACCATATCCAGCCGCTGGCGCTGGGCGGTGAGGACGTCGACGAGAACACCCGCAACCTCTGCGAGCCGTGCCACCTCGAGGTGACGGCCGAGCAGTTCAATCACGCTGCCCCGATCGAGGGGCGCGGCATCGGGCGCGACGGGCGGCCGACCAGCGCCGACCACCCCTGGAACCGCGATCGGTCAGGCCCACCCCCCGGGTCGAAAGTCTGAGAGGCCGCGAGGCTGGACACCGACGGCCCCCTCCGTGCGCACTGAGATGTGTTTTCAAGTAAAAAGTTCGGGGTCATCCCGAAGGGATGGTGCTGCATGAACGTGATCGAAGGCAGCGGCGACATCGTTGTTGAGCCCGATTGGGACGCCTTTCTGAAGTATCCGGCCGACAAGGAATCGGCCCGGGCTTATTGGCGCTCGATCACGAGCGAGATGCGCAACCGCAATATTCTCGCGCCGGCCAATGCCCACGCAATAGCGCGGCTGGTGATGATCTACATCGTTCACGACAAGGCGGCGATCGACGCTGCGAACCTAGGGCCGGTTTCGAAGCCGAAGCGAGGCAATCCGAAGGCGATCGCCCGCATTAGTCCGCACTTCACCGCTATGAAGGAGGCGGCCACCTCGGCGGCGGCGCTTGAAGCGGAGCTGGGTCTGTCGCCACGCCGCCGCGGTGGCGCCGCCCAGGTCGAACGTAAGGCGCGACGCGCGACTGGCGCGGATGCGTATCTGAAGCCCGTTGCCAAATAGGTTTCTTTCCGCGCCCGACCCAACCACGGCATGGGCCGAGGCGGCGGTCGCAGGGCGGATCGTCACCGGAGAGATCGTCAGAGCGCAGGCCGAGAGGCACCTGCGCGACATTCGCGACGCCGAGAAGCGTGGCTTGTACTGGCGCCCAGAGCTGGCGGCGCACGCGCTGGGCTTCATGCCGGCGGTGCTGGCCGTCACTGATGGCCCGAGCGCCGGGCAGCCGTTCCACCCGCTGTCCTGGCACACCTTCGTTGTCGGCAGTATCTTCGGCTGGGTGAATGCGACCGGGCGCTGGCGCTTTCGCTCTGCTTGGCTCGAAACAGGAAAGGGACAGGCAAAGTCTCCGCTGATGGCGGCGATTGGCCTCTACATCATGGGCTGGTGCGATATCTCGCGAGCTCAGGTCTTCGCGCTGGCCAACGATAAGGCGACCGCTAACGTGCTCTTCAGGGACGCAACGGCGATGTGCCGGGCCGACATCCCAGAGCAGGATGAGGGCGATAGTCTTGAGACGCGCGGCGAGGTCGTCATTCGCGGCGAACTTGAAAACGCCTGGATGATCGAGCACCCGGAATCGAAGTCGTTCTTCCGCACCCTCGCCGGTGGCGAGCGCCAGTCCGGCCCCCGGCCTGCCGCGGTGTTGGCCGACGAGATCCACGAGTTTCGCACCGACACGGCGATTAACACCTGGGAAGAGGCAATCACGAAGATGGCGGGCAACGCCATTATGATCCTCGGCACGAACACGCCCGCGACATCGCAGCATGTCGGCACTTCCTTCTCCGACAAATATCAGGACATCGCGCTCGGGAAGGTCAAGGACGACACGGCGTTCGCCTTCGTCGCCCGTGTCGATAAGGCTGACCGCGAGACGGTTTTCGCCAACGAGGCCTGCTGGCCAAAGGCGCTGCCGGCCCTCGGCGAGACTTTCCCGATCGGCAATATCCGCGAGCGCGTCGTGACGGCCCAAACGCGGATATCGACCGCATCCTCCGTGAAGCGTCTCTATTTCGGGATTCCTACGGGCGCCGCCGACTTCTGGATCGCGGAAGAGGCCTGGGCAGCGGTTCAGGGGGCGGTCGATACAAAGGCGCTGCGCGGCAAGCGCTGCTATCTGTCCCTCGATCTCAGCCGGAAAAACGATCTCACCGCCCTATCGGCAGACTGGATCACGCCGCGTGTCGACAAGGGCCCACTGCACGACGTCAAAACCTGGTACTGGACGACCAAAGAGGGGATCGAGGATCGCGCCAAGGCGGATTCGGCGCCCTACGAGGCGTGGGTCGATGAGAAATATCTGACGGCGGTGCCGGGTAGCGTGATCGATATGACCTTCGTTGCGGCGAAAGTCAGGGAGATCGAAGCCGAACACGACGTCGCATTCCTCACCTTCGACGCCGCTTTTATCGCGAGCTTCATCGAAGCCTGTGACGAGATAGGTTTCCCAGTCTGGCGCTATGAAGGTCCGGGCAAGCCCGACGGCAAGGGGATGAAGCTGGTCGCCCACGCGCAGGGCACCCGCGTCCTGTTCGAAGACAAGCAGCTCTGCATGCCGCAGTCGATCACGAAACTGGAAGACGCCATCCTTGACGGGTCGATCACGATCGACGCGTCGCCGGTGACATATAGCTGCGCGGCCAATGCCGCGCTGATCGAGGACGGCCAGGCCAACCGAGCCTTCGACAAAAAGCGGTCGCGCGGCCGCATCGACGGGATCGTGACGATCGCGATGGTCGTCGGCGCTGCCGCGATGAACGAAAAGCCGAAAAAGAAATCGGTTTACGCCTCGCGTGGCGTCCTGCGGATCTAAGGAGGCGGCATGGCAGGATTCACGTCGCCCGATCAATATAGGGCAGCGGCTGGCTATCGTCGTAATGGCGCGCAGCCTCAGCGCATCGGGCATCCCCAACTGGCTGGCCCGATCGTCGCATACGAAACTTATTCGCTGAGCGATCCTGCCCTGCTGGAGATGATGCGGGGCACTGGCGGGCGTACGGGATTTGCCGGCGTCGCGGTCAACGAGCGCTTGGCGCTTCGCAATAGCACCTTGAACCGTGCCCTTACGCTTCAGTGCGGGTCGATGGGCATGCTGCCGCTGCACCTCCGCCGTCGAAACGGCCGCGATACCGAAAAGGCGACCGACCACCCGCTGTTCAATGTCCTGCATCGCAAGCCGAACGACTATCAGACGGCATCGCGGTTCAAGAGCTACATGCAGCTCTGTGCCCTGCTCGATGGCGCAGCCTACGCGCTAAAGATCAAATCCCGTGGCGCGGTGCGCCAGCTCGTCCCGCTCGCCCGCGGAAGCATCAAGCCGCTGCTGTCGGACACCTTCGATCTGACCTTCCGGTATAACCGGCCAAGCGGCGGTACGACGATCCTGCAGGCCGACGACGTCTTTCACTTCAGCACGCCCCTGACGCTGGATGGCCTCAACGGCATTTCTATCCTCGATGTCGCGGCCGACACGCTGGGCATGGCCGTGCGAGCGCAGCAAGCGGCCGCCCGCCTGCTCACCAAGGGCACAATGGCGCGCGGCGCGCTGGAGACGGATGTATCACTCGGCGCCGAGGCGATCGGAAACCTGAAGGACAGCTTGCGCGAGGACTATGCCGGCGTCGGCGCGACCGACGACTGGCTGATCCTCGAGGAAGGTCTGAAGGCTAAGCTCTTCGCATCGACTGCCCGGGATTCGCAGCTGGTCGAGCTGATGAAGCGCGAGGCGGAGGAAGTCGCACGGTTCACCGGCGTTCCCCGGCCGCTTCTGATGTTCGACGAGACGAGCTGGGGAAGCGGCATCGAGCAGCTGTCGCTGTTCTTCATCACCTACTGCTTGATGCCCTGGTTTGTGATCTGGGAAGAGGCGGTGTGGATGTGGCTGCTCACCCCGGCCGAGCAGCAGACCTATTACGCGAAGTTCAATGAGGGCGCACTGCTTCGCGGTTCGCTCAAGGATCAGGCCGACTTTCTGAAGGCCGCGCTTGGGCCGAACAACGGCTACCTGACCCAGAACGAGGCGCGCGAGACGATGGATCGCAATCCGGTCGACGGTGGCGACGACCTGCCCCGCCCCGGCACCACCGCCGCCGCGATCATGCAAGAGGAAAAGACCGATGCAGCGTAGCAGCTTGCTGACCCGCACCGCGCTCTGGGGGATCCGCGCCGAGCGGCCGCCGGCCATGCCCGACCTGGCCGGCGGCAACGATTGGCAGTTCGAAACCCAAGCGCTCGCGTCAGACTTCGCGAAGTTCGAAGTTTCCGCGCTTGCATCGGACAACCCTACGATCTCGATCTTCGACCGGATCGGCGCCGATTATGAGGGCAATGGCGTTACCGCGGCGCGTGTCGCTGGCGCGCTGCGCTCGATCGGCAACAAGGCCGTTACAGTCGAGATCAATTCGCCCGGCGGCAACTATTTTGAGGGCGTCGCCATCTACAATCTGTTCCGCCGGCACCCGATGCCCGTCGCGGTGCAGATCCTCGGGATCGCCGCCTCGGCCGCGTCGATCATCGCCATGGCCGGTGACACGATCGCGATCGCGCACAATGCCGAGATCATGATCCACCAGGCGCAGGGCGTTTTCTTCGGTAACGCTGACGATATGGAGGCCGCGATCGCGACCCTCCGCAAGCTCGATACCGCGATGGCCGACACCTATGTCGCGCGCACCGGACTGGAACGCGACGAGCTGCTCGCGATGATGAAAGCCGAAACCTACATCGGGGGCCAAGACGCCGTCGATAAGGGCTTCGCCGACGAGGTTATGGCGCGCGAGGCTCAAATGCCGGTCTATGCCAGCAGCGATATGCCCACCGACAAGGCGTCCCTCGACAAGTTTCTCGCGACCAAAGGCATTTCGCGCTCCGAGCGACGTGACCTCTATCGCGCGATGGGGATCGGCATGCCGCGCGCTGCCGAGCCCACCCCCGCCACGCACAACGCTGGCAATGAACCGGAAGCGGTTGCCCGCCTCCTCCAC